TTGGGCACTTACTGCCGCGCAAACAGGAATGGTGCCAAAGGTTTCTTACACGACGTTAGGCGGTGAGAACCAAACTGGCCTCATGCTGCCGGTAATCGCCAGACCGTCACGCGCAGGGATGAACTCGCAGCGTGGGGATGGCGCGTGCTCGCACCGGATGTAACCGTCTGGTTGTGTGCCGTTGCCCGTCTCGACTGATTCGTCAATCGCTTTGTCCAGATAGGTTCTGGCCTTCTTCATGTCCTCGACGCCGCCTTTCCACCAGCAGCGCATTAGGTACTCAAGTGCCCGATCCCAGCAACTAACCACGTACCCGGATGGCGGATTATCCATCTCGTCTACCTTCGCCAGCAATGCGCGGCGTACATCGATAACCTCAACTCCGGGCATGATCTGGTAGTGGCTAGGGTTGTTCACGGCATCACCCATCGGCACAAAGTTCTTCATGCCAAGACAGCTTCGGCACTTCTCGTTCGCCATGGATTCTTCCGGCATCTTCCAGCCATCACCCCACCTGCAAAACTCACAACCTGCAAATCGTTCCTTCTTGTAGTTCATGGAATACCTCTGTTTCAGTCTATAAGCGCGTATGCGGCGTTTTTCTGGCTTTTGAATACCTGAGCATCATCCGAATGCCTTTTTGTCTCCTAGCGGCTCTGAGAGCGAACCAAGCTTATGCGGCATTTTGTCGTTGTAGTGGCGAACGTAATCCACCGCGCTAGACAAAACTGCGCTGTTCACTCTTCGAAGCAGCTCATCGGATACGGTGATCGCTGCGCGGATGTCGATCATTTCTTCTCCGCTGAACCCCCATTTTCCGGTTCGCAGGTATCGCTTGTCGACACTGACCATAGCCTCTTTGGCTTGCACGATCATCTCAAGCGTTTCTTCCGCCACGCCAACCATCCGCTTGGCGCAGACATCCGCAATATTCAGCAACGCGGCGATGGTGTGACGGTGCGTGATTTCTCCATGCCCGGTTTCAATGGCGTCCAGTGCGATATGCACAGGGAGGATGATTGCGTCACGCTGGCTTGGCAACAGCATGTAGCCGGTAGCGTAGTGGCGGCGTTTGGTGTGTTTTCTCATCACGTCACCCGCGACAGTAATCACGAAGTCTCATTTTGAATTCCTGACAAAGTTTGTCGGGTTTCGCATCGTGCGCGCTTGCTCGGTCGCGCCATGAGTAGGCCGGACCGCCAAAAGAAAAACCCCGAAACACTTTGATGGGGCTTGGCCCTGGCTTGGGCAATCTCGGCACGGCTTCTCGGAACGTGCTTTAACCACACAAGCCCCATCAAAATATTCCGGGGTTCACCGAGAAGCGCTGCCAGATAGCCAATCCGACGATGCAAGGTTAGTCTATTGGTTCGGAGGTGTCAAGCTCAAGCGGGACCGCGCTGAAGCGCAGGCAAAAAAATGCCAGCCCGGTGTACTCACAGGCTGGCGAAAGGCCGGTTTTGCACCGGCAGGGAGGGAGCCTTTACTTTACACCAGTCCAGCCGCGAGGTACATCATCGTCAGCTCGCAGCAATCCTTGCGTCACTTCCTCGAGCACGAGTTGACTCTCGTTCGGGATGCGCCCGCGCTTGATCCAGCCAAACACGCTCGGCTGCTTGACGCCAGCAGCCTTGGCGAGCGTGGTCTGGTTGTTGTCGAAATACTCAAGAGCTTCTTGTGGGGTCATGCCATATCCTTCGAGTACGTTGCTGGGATCATAGGCGCTACTATTTTTCACGTCAACCCACAAAAAAATCTTGCATGTTGCGATAGGCTAGGCTATGATGCTGGTGTCATCGCAGCAAACGAACGAGAGGGAAGCATGGCAGGGATTTTTGGTGGCGACCCATTGGACCGGGCAAGGGAGATCGAGCTTGACAAACACCTTGACTACATCGGCAAGGCGGATCGGCGGGAAGCACGGATTGATGCGCGCGTTGAAGACATCTGGGACAGCATGCAAAGCATCGTTTGTGCCGACCGGCTGGAGAACGACTACGAAGTGATTACTGGCATTGCCAGTATCGTCCTCCTGAACATCGCCTGTGCGCGGGACAGCAAGGACTATGAGTTTGCATGCAGGGCGTTGATCGGCATGGTTGACGCGCTGATCAAGCAAATTGCCATACAACAGATTGACCAAGAAGGATATGAGCAATGAGAGCAACGACTGTCCTTGTGATCGCAATCATCGCGCCGATTGGCTATCTGATGGTTGCTGGCGAGATCGACAAGCGCGACCAGAGGATTGCCGAGCTTGAGCGGCAGGCGAGCGCGGTTGATGCATGTCGTCCTATCAATGACGGCGAGATTGCCGCCATGTCGATGCGCGGCGGCGAAATTCAGTGCGCTGTTACCAGCCGTGTTGGCGGCGTTCGCAGAGTAGTGAGGTCGATGTGAGGACCGGACGGCCATCGAAATTCCCTTCGCATTGCCGCATCTATGCGTACCTGAAAGATCATGGTATGGCTGAATCAACGCACATAGCGGACGGCGCTCATGTCAGTCTTGATCGAACTTGGGCAATCCTCAGAGAACTTCGTGACTGTGGATTGATACATATTTCTGGATGGCGTCCAGTAACCATCGGAGGCGGGTATCCAGCCGCGCTATGGAAGTTCGGATACGCCGAAGACGCACCACGTCCACCGGCCGAAGACAAGGGAGTGATTCGTAGACGTTCGCAGAGAAAGCGATACAACGAACTGAAGAAACTGTACGGTTCTCGCATCACCAGAAAGATTGTGTGTAGCAAATCGAACGGCGGCGCGGATGTCGTCGTAGTCGATGGGAAAATCATTTACAGAAGGAAGTCAAGATGAGCATGCCGGAGAAAGAGCCGAAGAAGATCAACATTGGCCCATACATCGCGGTCCAGTGCGCGGATGTCAGCAAGGACATGGAGAAGGCATCCGCGATCAACAACGCCTGGGCGCTTCCAGGCGGGCGGATTGTCACGACCGCGCAACTGCAAGAGATCGCGTTGCGTAACGGATGGAAGATTGGTTAATGGGAGTTATGGCGATGAGTGAACAACAAGCAATGCTGGGTAGGGAGCAATTCGAGAGAGAGGTGCGTGGACTGGAATTGCTGCGTAAGCCGTTCCCTAGTGACCAGATTTCCAAACTTCCGAAGCCAACCAAGGCTCAAACGGATGCTGTCAAGCAAAACTACAAGGTCGGAATCCGCTGCAAGATTTGTGGCACTTGGCACCACCCTGACGTAGTTCACTTGGATTACGTCGGTCATGCGGCGCTGACTAACAGGTTGCTGGATGCTGATCCTGAATGGGCATGGGAACCGCTGGCGGTTGGCCCAGACGGTTATCCAGTGATAGACAAGGATGGCGGCATGTGGATCAAGCTGACGGTTTGTGGCGTCACGCGCCTTGGATATGGAGATGCACAAGGGAAAACTGGTGGCGATGCGATGAAGGAGCGTATTGGAGATGCGCTCAGGAATGCGGCAATGCGGTTCGGTGCTGCTCTGGATTTGTGGCACAAGGGAGATAAGCCGCTGGACAGCCACGAAGATCAAGATGCTGACGCCGCGAAACACGATGCTCCGAAGCAACCAGCCAAGCCGGAATGCGCGGCCGCCGTATTCACCAAGAACATCGCCAAAATCGACGGCAACAAAGACGCCGCCGAAATCATCACCGCCTTCGAGACGCGCTACACCTTGAGCGATGCGCAAAAGCAGGCGATTGAAGATGCGGTTGATGCCGCTCGGGAACGCGCTGCGATGCAGAGTGAAGATCAAGGAGGCGCGGCATGAGCGATCTTGTCCAAGGAACGGCTGAGTGGCACGAGCACCGTGCCAAGCACTTCAACGCCAGCGATGCCGCTGCCATGCTGGGCATTGGCAAGTACAAGACGCGCTCGCAGCTTCTTCGTGAGCGAGCGACTGGCGTCATTCCTGAATTCAGCGCAGCCACACAGGCGCTATTTGATCGTGGACACGAGATCGAGGCTATCGCCAGGACGTTCGCGGAGGAATATCTTGACGTGCCTATTGGTGAGTCGCTTGAGCCGCTTGTATTCTCGGAAGTGGTTGAAGGGATTCCGTTGTCCGCCTCTCTTGATGGGCACTGGAACGGCGTCAACTGGGAGTGCAAAACGCTGAATGCCGAACTGGCTGCTGCATTGGCGGGCGGCCGGATTCCAGAGCATTACTGCCCTCAGCTTGAGCAAGGCTTGATGCTGTCTGGTGCTGACAAATGCCTTTTCACGGCAAGCGACGG